ATCCTAAATGTTCCGTTAGTAGTCAGAGAACCTACTACTGCTTGAGCAATTGTAAATGAATGAGATGAAGTTCTTGTTGCAAATCCATGCTCATCAGCTATTGATGCTGTTACACTATAATTACCTGCATCTAAATCAGAAGTTGCTCTAACCAAATAAGTATCCCCAGACTTAGTAGTAGATAAGTCATGACCGTTAAATGAAGCAGAGAATGAGTTATGATCTAAATTATTACCTTCTGGATCACTAAAAGTTATACTTACTAAGTTGTTTCCTGGTACGGCTTTATTTGTGTTAAGATTTGCACTAGTATTAGTAAAAGTAATATTAGGTGCATCATTATCTGTAATATTAACTGTAAATGCTTGAGTAGTTTCTGTGCCAAAAGAGTTTGTAGCTGTTGCTACTCCTGCTATTTGATCTCCTCCTACAGTAGTTGAACCAGATATGTTTCGGTTAACAAATAAGTAACCAGAAGAGTTTATTGAAAAATCGTTTGAAGAACTTACTGCCCAAGTTACAGATTGATTAGCTGTAAATCTTGAAGTAGTTCCTGAATATCCATTTGAATTATCGTATATAGCATTACCGTCTACTGCAGACTCTATTACGTATAATGTTGTGTCTCCGCTTATCGTTGCGGCAGTATCATCAGCTATAGGTATACTAATTAAACCTGTATCATTACCGTTATTATATGCATCTGTTACAGTAACTTCATATATAGCTTTATTAACTAAATCTGAATTAAGATATACACCATCCTGTCTAGTTACTACTCCTGTTGATGAAATAGTAAACGCATCTTCAGTAGGGTCTGTAGCTTGAGAAGTTCCTCCGTAAGAACCAGTAGGTACTTCAGTGCCGTCTAATTCTTGACTATGAAATCTAGCATTTTTAAATGTTATAGTATCACCTTCAGGATCTGTAGCTGATATAGTTCCTGCAGTTGTACCAGCAGAACTATTTTCATTTACACCTGTTAATGTTTGATTATTAACTGATGGTTGAGTATTATCAGTCACACTGATGGTGATAGGTATTGCAGTAAAAGAATCAGTATCGTCTCCATCCTCATAATGAGCATCCGATGCTGTTATTGACATACTATAAGAAGTTATATTCTCATAATCTAATGAAGCAGTTACTTGATTAATAGCAACGTAATTAGAATATTTAGTAATACTAAAATGTCCATTAGGATCGGATCCAGAATTAATAGTAATAGTATCACTTTCTGCATCTGTAAAGTAGATCTTAGTGACTTCACCACTGCTTGCATTTTCATTTCTAGATACTGAATAAGATGAAATAGTGTTACTTCCTACGTTAGGATGTCTAAAGACTGGAGCTGCATTAGGAGTAACTCTAATATAAATTGTTTTAGTTGCAGAAGTACTAAATGAATCTGTTGCTTTAACTATCACAGGGTGTGCTAAAGTTCCATCACCTCTATCGTCAGTATTAAAGTTAGTTGCAGTAGGTAATACCCTTAAATTTAAATTACTGCCTTCAACTACTACAAAGTTATCAGTATAGCTTCCGTCTAAACTAAAAGTAACTGATTGTCCTTCTGGGTCTGTAGCTGCTAATGCTGTTATAGTTGAACCTGATACTGTGTATTCTGCTATAGTCTGGTTACCTGTTGTGATTGTAGGTGCACTATTAGGGTAGAATATAGCATTTAAGAATTCTACTACACTCCCACTAGTACCAGGATTAAAAGTATTAAATAGATCAGGTAGATCTTCGTTTGATATTATTCTATTACCGTCATAAGATGGTGAGGTAGAAGAAGTAATAAATCCTAAACTTTCTATCTGTGCTGATGAAGATACAGTATTTGAAGGTACAAGAGTTTGTTCTGTAGAAGTTACCTCTCCAGATGAAGATACAGTTGCTTGAGCAATATTCTGTACTACTTCTCCTGCGTTATTAACAATAGCTAATGAAGCAGTTGTAATTAGTATATTTCCTACCCTAATAGCATTTCTTTCACCGCTTACTGTGGAAAATATTTCACCGTCTTTTACAAAGTTTAATGAACCGGTAGTTAGAAATAAATCTTTCCAAGGTTTTGATAATGAACCTAAATCATGTAAACCGTTTTCACTAGATAGTGCTTCTGGTATAAGACTTCCACTAAAAAATTGACTACCTGTAAAATGATTTGAAGCAGTTACTGCATATGAACCAGTCTTACTATTTAAACCAGATACATCTGCCTCAGTTGATGAGGTAACAAATCCTAAATTACTAATTTGCAATGAAGAAGATATAGTACCTGCAGGTGCTGTGTTGGATGATGTTATAAAACCTAAATTTTCTATCTGAGCTGATGAAGAAAGTATCCCTCCATTAAGAGATGTGATATATGATCCAGTTGCTGCCTTTAAAGCATTTACTTCTGTCTGTATTGAACCTGTAAATAGATTTAAACCGTCAACACTTGCATTAGATGAGGTAATAAACCCTAAAGTTTCAATTTGTGCAGATGAGGATAGTATACCTCCTGGTATATCTACTAATTCGTCGAATGTACTGCCAGTAATAAATCCTAACCCTATCACTTGAGCAGAAGAAGATATAATTCCTCCTGGAATGTTTGATAGTTCAGTATAAGAAGATACTCCTCCACCACCTCCGCCAGAACCAAATCCAGCTGAAGCTGCAGAAGCTGATGTCAGATACCCAAAGTTCCCTATTTGAGTTGAGGAAGAAATTAATCCTGAAGGTTTATCTACTATTTCTTCAAATGTACTTGCAGTGATAAACCCTAATTCTGTTATTTGAGCTGAAGATGATACTGTACCTGCTGGTATATCTGTTATGCCGCCGCCAAATCCTAAAGCAGTAATCTGAGCTGAGGAAGATACTATACCTTGAGGCACTGAGGTTAAGTCTGGATACTCTAAACTTGCTGTAAATATATGACCACCTAAACTTACTACTGCATGACCAGCAGTATCTGATGCGAAATCTATTTTAACTACGTCATCTGATATTAACTGTACTTCTTCCGGTATTAATTGGAAGTTATTTGTATCGTATACCGCTACATTAACGTTATAGGAACCAAAATTGTGTGTAACCTGTAGAGAACTAGTAGCGTTAAAGCCTTGTCTAATAGAAGTTACCTGTCCTATATTAAGATTAGTTAATCCAGAACCGTCTCCCGAAAATTTAGAAGCTGTTACAACACCGGCACCGAAATCAATCGTTTCGTCAGAAAGTAAAGCTTTGATTTGATCAGAAGAAGATACGATAAGGTTTGGTATACCACCTAATTCACTATATTCTGAACCTGATATAAACCCTAAATCAGCTATTTGTACAGAAGCACTAATAATACCACCAGGTACATTAGATAAATCATTATATGAAGCAATATTAGAAGAGGTTACGAACCCTAAATCTAAAATTTGCTGTGATCCTGATACTACATCTCTGGTAAATCCTAAATTAAGTATTTGTTGGGAGCCAGAAATTAAATCATCTTTGGTAAATCCTAATGCTAATATTTGATTAGAAGAAGATATTATATCTCCTGCGTTAGAGCTTAAGAAGTAAGAGGAAGTAGCGGCATTTAATGTATCAACACTTGAAGTATACGCTTCTAATGCATCTACTCTTATATTATTTGAAGCAGTATAAGCTAACATGGAAGCTGAATGTATTCTCAATGTACCTACATCTGGGTTAGCACCAGCAGATAAGGCATCGATTTCAGACATTACATTTCTACCGTTAAAAGTAAGTTGAGAACCGGATATATTGAAAGAGCCCGTAACGTTTAACGATTGGGCACCAGGGATCATTTGTGCGCTAACTGCGCCTCCCTGTATAAAGGCTAACGAGCCTGATAATTCACCGGTGAACTTTGCCATATTTAACTACTACAATATTTTTATCCTAGAAAACCCCGGCGATACTGCCTTTAAAATAAATAGACGGTTCTATTAAAGATTCGTCTCCGTTTCTGCACCAAATTTTAGTTCAGACTTGGTATAAAACTTTTTATTGTTATGAGGATGTGCATTAATAGCATCTGTAATAATATGTCCAAGTAAATTTATTTGAAATTCAGTCTTAATTATTCTATCGTTCCCTTGTACTATCTCAGCAGAAGTAGTATAATTATTTATCTGAGCTCTAAATCTAAATTTACCCGGGTCTCCCCAATACGAATCAGAGGCAAAGTTGACTCCTTCAATTATCTTATTGTTCTGTTCTACATAATCTGTGAAAATTATGCATGAATAAACAATATTGACGTAGTCAGGTATTGCTACTGCATAATATTCTTCTACAGGTTGTCTGTTATTAAGTATTCCAAACCTATCATATATATTTTTCTTTGAAAATTTCTTTTTAAATATACCAAAATTAGAAGGATTGTTACCATCTAACTTATTTCCTAACTGTCTATTCTTTTCTAAACTATCTCTCCTAAATACAATCAAAGGAGCCTGCATTTTACCATTTTTATCACGGTAATACCCATCTTTTTGCATTGCTGCCCAACGTTCTGGTGAACCATATACCAAAGGTACCTTAATACTCTTAGCATTCTGAGTTACGGTTGGTTGTAGAACTTCATTAAAGTAGTAGTAAATAGACTCATCTATATCTTTTATACCGACAGTTAAGTTTTTAACACTATCTTCTTTACGACTTACTTGTTGAGCTCTTGTTTTACCTTTATCTACTCCGTGTTTTTCATTTATAGGAGCACCAGTCTCAGGATGTTTATAGTTTTCTATACTATCCTGTGATAATCTAGCTTGTGACTTCGGTATTGCTTTTCTATCTGCCATATTATCTTACTTCTGTTAGTCCTACTCTATCTGCTCTTGTTAAGTGACAGTCAACTATAATGGATAGTGAAGATCCAAAGCCACTTGCATGTCCTGAAAGGTTATAACTGTTATCTCTACCTAAGAATAACGTGTTTTCCCTAACAGTATCTACTTCATAGAAGTCATTATGCCATTCAACTATGTCTCCTACCTCAGGAACTAAGTTACTATCGACTAAATCCTGTCTTATGAAAGCAAAAGATGCTTCTCTACCTAAATCAGGGCCAAATTCTTGTACATCGTATACTTGATCCCCTCTAGTAATTAAACAATACATCTTTATTGCATTCCAATATGTCTTCTGTAATGCTTCTCCATATAAATTAACGTCTAAATCTTCCAAAGATAGTTTATGGTATAATATTTCCTGCTCTATTATGTCTTTTAATAGCTCTCTGTTAATATTAACCAGTAAATCAAAGTCTCTGTTAGATCCAAATAGCATTACTTCTCTTCTATTGTTTGTTCTCCTACTTCTACGTTAACTATATCACTGTATTTTGACATAGCATTGCTTTTTAAAGCATTAAACGCTTCAACAGGTTCTTTTTGACTAATTATCTTTACTTTATATGTAGCTTTCTTACTATCACTGTCTTCAGAAGCTACAGTACACGTTGTTACACCCGGTAATGCCCTTATAGCATCGTCATACCCACTAGGACCGTCTTCTCCGTAGGTAATCTGTACCATACCTTCGTAAGTTCTGTAGTCTATCTCTAATATTAGGTGTGCTAACTTCATTATCCTACATATATAGTCATTGGTACTGATTTTAACGTGTTTTGAACGTTTTCTGCCTCTTTAGCTTGTGCTTCTAACTGTGCTGTCCTACCGGTAGAGGTTAAAGTCTCTCTTAATTGAGTTAAAAGGGCGGTTTTCTCTGCTCTAGCATCGGTTAGTAGGTCAGCTTGGTTTAAAGTAGCTTCAGAACCCGGTACAGGTACTACTTGGTACTTACCTCTTACGTATCCAAGTACTTCTTTTGCTAAAGCTAACGTGTAGTTAAAGATCCATTGACGTCCTACACTATTAATATGACTATATGTAGGGTTTTCATAAGGTACTTCTGATATACTTGTAATTAATGAGGAATCGTTATTGTAATTTATCTTACCTTTATCTTCTACCTTTAAGTATTCAAAGTACATACTACCAGATTTACCTGGTATAGGGAAAATTCTTAAATCATTGTTAACTATTTCAAAAGAAAACGTAGACTTTCTTATTTGATCATTAAATTCAATTGCCTGAGTTTTTAAAACATCGTAAGAAGTAGGCATCATTAAGAAGTTAACTCCGGGACTAAATGAACCGAAATCAAAAGCAGTTAATAAAGATTGAACTCCTGTTCCAGTTCCAGCGTAAGGGTCAAAATACCGCTGTATTGCAGGAGGTGCTTCATAAAATACCTTTCTTATTTCAATTCCTCCACTAATACCTTCATCTATAGCCCATTGTTTAAGGTCATAGTTTTGTTTATTCTTTTTTATATCAAGAGAACCGGTATATCTAGTAACATTTCCTCCAACTCCTGCTTCAGTACCGTAGTGTTTAGATATCTGAATTATTCTATTAATAGTAGGATCAGTTAATTGATTATTCATAGAACTACCTGTAGAAGCTCCTTCTAAGTTTAGGTAGTTTTCTCTTATTTTGTATTGGAATACTTCGTTACCGTAAGTAGTTACTGCTTCTTCAAAGCAAGCGAACATTTGATCTTCCTTAAGTTCTACATCCATTAAGGGGTAACCTAATCTAGTACCCACAAATTTAGCGACCTTCTCAGCATCTGTTTGAAAGTCACTATCTGAATCGTAAAATCCGAAAGGGGTATCTCCTGCGTTAAATGTAGCAGAACCGTCCCATATTTGTACGCTAGCCATCTTTTAAGTTTTATATAAATAGCTATTAATCTCTGAAGGTTTTATATACCTCTAAGAGCGGACCAACTATTTCATGTCTGTGGTTCTGAGCTAAGGAATGAGTTACAAATCCTTGAACTTGTTCTTCCAGTCTAGATAAGAAAGAAAAACCAGTTTCTCTTTTGTCTCTAAGGTCTATTTGAGCAATATCACCACAAATAGCCATTTTAGATCCTTTACCTAATCTTCCTATAACTGTTTCCATTTGTGTATGAGTAACGTTTTGAGCTTCATCAACTATTACAAAAGCATTAAGAAAAGTTCTACCTCTCATAAAAGCAAATGGCACTATTTCTATATTTCCATTTTCCATTTCCTTTCTTACTTTAGCCTCATCGTATAACATAAAGAGATTATGATAGATTGGAGCTAACCAAGGGTCCATCTTTTCTCTAATGTCTCCTGGTAAAAACCCTATATCTTCTTTAGACACAGTAGGTCTCGTTATAATAATCTTATCTATGTTTTTAGTAAAAAGTAGATCTAACGCTACTTGCGTAGCTACTAAAGTTTTACCGGAACCGGCAGCTCCTTTAAGGACTGTTATTGGATTTTGTAATATTAATTCTTTTGCTTTCTTTTGTTCGTCATTTAATTGAAGTTTGAACTTAATTGGATTTTTTGGCCTCCTTTTGGCCACGAAGACCTCGTCGAGGTAGTTGTTACTAGCCATATAGTATGTGTTAGAACGTTATTAATATTCAATTATAAATAGCAAAAAAAAAGAGGCCCGAAGGCCTCTCTTTAAACTTATTCTAAGTTATTCTTAGATCTGAGCGATGTCAGAAATAAAGATTTTACCGTAGAATTCAGGTCTGATCATCTTCTTAGCATATCTAGTCATGAGACCTTTTCTTGGAGTGAAAGTCTCAGGATCGTATACTAGAGGAGTCATCATTAATGGTACATACGGAGCATATACAGCACCAGCTTCTAAGAACTGAGAACCTCTATATCCAGTTAGGATAACGTTTTCAGTCATATAAGGGTTTTTGTATACTTGGAATCTGTTCGCTAAAGAACCGATTTTCTGTACGCCCATTGCAAACTTCTCTTGGTTACCGTCAGTTTGAGCAGCATATCCAGGAATTGATTCTAGGATTGTTGCTACTGAAGGAGAACATACTAGGAAGTTAGCTCCACCTCTAAGAGTTTTTTGGTGAATCTTATTAGATACTTTTTGGATTTTAGTACCTAAAGTTTGGAACCACTGTCCTTGAGTATTGTAGAAGTCAGAAGTTGAAGTAGACCAGTTAGATCCGTCCCATACTTTGTTATTCTCAGCACTCCATTTTTCAGTTGTTCTTGCACCTTGGATTAACATATCTAAAATCTCTAAATCGATTTCCATTGAAATGTACTCACTTAATAGTGAAGTCAATTCAGCTTCTGCATCGATAGAGTGATATGCGTTAAGATCCTGTGCAAATTCTGGTGTCCATTGAGCCTTTAGCTTTCTAGTCTTAGCGACGATAGCCTCAGATTGCAATTGAACATCGATTTCAGGGATAGTAATTGAACTATCTACTGCTGGTCCTGAATCTGCCTCAAAGTCTCCTCTGTCGTTATCAACAGTTTGTTTGTGGTATAATACAGATACGTTTTCATTGTCTAGTACGTCATTAGCTGAACCAGAAGCCTGGATAAACGTAATGTTAGCACCATCGATTTTAGTATACTGAGCTAATACTGAACCAGAGTTTAGTAATCTAAATGCTCTTACTCCTTCTTCATCGAAGTTAGGAATAGAAGACTTAGCGATAGATACTAAATTGTGAGCAGCTAAATCTACACCTACTTCGTAATTTACAGAAGCAGAAGTTGCAGCGCTTACGCTTGCAGCTACAGCAGTACCAGTTACTTGGTTGATTGAGTATCCAAACTGACCAGCACCGTAAAGACCGCCACTAACGTCTACGTCAGTTCCCATCTTACTTGCACCTTCAGTTACGTTACCGTACATATTCTCACCGTCTGTTCTTCCGTTAGTAGCTGTACCGTACTTATAGTCTAAGTAGAATACTAGCCCTGATGGCAAGTTCATTGGTTGTACGCTTACAAAGTCTTGCGCTACGATTTGAGCGAATACTTTTCTTACAAGAGGTAAAGCAACGCCTGCCCACTGCTCTCCATCACCAGCGGTGAAAGTTGCAGTAGAAGTACCTACGTTGTTTGCCTCAGCTACGATCTGTTTTGCTTGGTTTTCGAGAATCATAGCCATGTTGTTTCTTGACTTTTCGTTCTCAATACCTTCTAGCAAACCAGACCCGCTCCACTTCTCAGCTAATCTAGCAGAATCTGCTTGTAAGCTTTTGAAGTTGTTAGAGCTTTCTAATAG